CACCAACATATGCCAATAAGGCTGAATTAGAAGGCAAAGGCAAGATTTTCATTGAGCCTAAATTGGTTGTTTGTACAATTAATGTCAAGGATTTGGCTGCATATGACTATTCAAAATGTCCTTATTCTATCCAAAGACGTATGGATTTTGTTATCACTGTGAGAGTGAAGAAGAAATATGTGATGTCTTTGGAAGGTAAGTTTTCGGGTTTGAATCAGGCAGCCATTAATGCTGATGCGAAAGCTCGAGAAAAGGAATTGGGTCATAAACCTCTTATTGATGATCTGGGAGCTTGATGTAGAGAAAGCTATTGAGCCAGATGATATTAAAGCAACTGCCAAATATGCACCAGTAAAAGATAGTGAGGGCAAACCTATGGTGGGACGATCCGCGGAAGAAGTTATACAGTTTCTCATTCCGCATTATGACGCCCATTTAAAACGACAGCGCGAATTAGTTGATGATGCCATGTCAAGACCAGATGAGATGGAATTGTGTGGTGTTGATGACTGTATTCAACTAAAGAAGTGTTGCCCGAATCATCCCTTTATTGCGTGTAAACCTTGTAATGAAGAAGATATCTCTGATGACGATACTCCAGTTATTGCGAATTTGAATTCTGACACTGATATGGTTGATGATTTTGATCGTATGCGTGAGCAAATTGAACTAAATGAGATTCAAGATGGTGATTATGATGAACAAGCCGGAATTATGAGTTTTGGATATTCTGCTATAAGCAATTACAATAGAGTGAAACGTATTTTTGCTACGGATATTGATAATTTTGCTAATAGAACTTGTCATTGGGGTACTCATAAGCTTTATGATGTCACGGATGTGTTTTTAAAACGTTGGGATTGGATTTGCCTTTTACCAAAATCCACCCTGCATGCACCTGGAGTTAAAGAATTTTTATACTGGTGGTATGAGGATGAAATTGAGCAACCTAAGTTACGCAAAGCTATACATTATGCCTATTATTTAGTCATATTGTTAACTATTTTTGTTAATCCATCTTATTGGCTTATTGGTATCATTGTACTCTTGGCCCATTT